AAGAGAAGAAGCCAAAAGAGTAGGCAAGGATTTAGATAAAATGGTAGAAGAAGATGATATATACGCCAATGTAGTTAAATCTGTAGTAGTAGATATTGTTGCTAGAACCTTGCTTACATCAACGGAAGATGAACCGATGACACAAGTCTCTCAGTCTGCTTTGGGTTACTCTTGGTCTGGAACTTATCTTGTCCCTGGTGGGGGGCTTTTTATTAAGCGTTCAGAATTAGCCAGGCTTGGGTTAAGAAAGCAGCGATATGGGGTGATTGATTTCTATGGCGATTAAAGGAATAACAATCACCTTAATTAACAAAAAAGAAGTAGGCAAGGATCCATTCGACAATCCAATTTATGAAGATGTAGAAATTGAAGTTGAAAACGTGCTAGTAAGCCCTACATCAACTGATGATGTAGTAAACACTATGGATTTGACTGGCAGGAAGGCGGTTTATACCTTGGCTATCCCAAAGGGCGATACTAACGACTGGGAAAATCAGGAGGTCAGGTTTTTTGGCGAGCGTTGGCGGGTGATAGGCATGCCTTTGCAGGGCATAGACGAGCTTATCCCTTTGGACTGGAACAAGAAAGTGATGGTGGAGCGCTATGAGTAAAGTTAAGTTTGTACTCAATCGTGCAGGTGTGCGCCAGCTAATGCAATCCGAGGAAATGCAATCTATTCTAAAAGACAAAGCGGATGCAGCATTAAATAGTCTAGGCGAAGGTTACAAGAGTGACATCTATGTAGGGAAGAACAGGGCAAACGCTATGGTGTATGCAGATACGTATCAAGCTAAAAGGGATAACTTAAAAAATAACTCAATATTAAAGGCGGTGCGGGGATGATAGAAGTTACAATCTTAAACCACTTAAAAACAAAACTATCAGTACCAGTCCGCCTTGAAAAGCCTGAACCTGCACCTGATGAGTATGTATTATTTGAAAAAATAGGTAGCGATAGAATCAACCACTTACTAGCCTCTACTTTTGCTTTTCAATCTTATTCAGACAGCATGTATGGAGCAGCAGCACTTAACGAATTAGTAAAACAAGCAGTAGACAGTTTAATTGAACTTGATGAAATAGCAAGCGTAAAATTAAATACTGACTATAACTTTACGGATACAACAACAAAAAAATACAGATATCAAGCAGTATATGATATTAAACATTATTAGAGAGGAGAGAAGAATATGCAAGACTCTAAGAATGTAACCTATGGCAAGCCTAAAGTTGGAGGTGCTGTACACGTAGCACCAATAGGCACCACACTACCAACTGATGCTACAACAGAGCTAGACGCAGCTTTTAAATCACTTGGATATATATCCGAGGATGGACTCACAAATGCTAATAGCCCTGAATCAGAAACAATTAAAGCATGGGGCGGGGATGAGGTACTGGCAGTTCAAACAGGGAAACCTGATACATTTAGCTTTAAACTCATTGAAGGATTGAATGTAGAAGTCCTTAAATTTGTTTATGGTTCAACTAACGTCACAGGCGATTTAGATTCAGGTATTACTGTAAAAGCTAATTCAAAAGAGGCGGAAGAAAGAGCAATGGTTGTAGATATGATACTAAAAGGTGGCATATTGAAAAGAATTGTAATACCAAGGAGTAAAATAACTGAAATTGGAGAAATAGCCTATACAGATTCAGATGCAGTAGGCTATGAGATCACCACAACAGCATTCCCTGATGAAGCAGAGAATACACATTACGAATATATTACAAAACCAACCACTTCGGGCTGAATAGGAGGAGTTATAGATGATAAAAGGAAAAACATCATCAGGATTTGAGTTTGAAATATCTAAAGACGTTGTAAATGACTATGAATTAGTAGAGAATCTTGCAGAGTTGGAAGATAATCCGCTGATACTTGCTAAGGTTATTAAGCAGATATTAGGAGCAGATCAGACGGAAAAACTCAAGAATCATGTGAGAAATGAGAAAGGAATCGTACCAACTGACAAAATGACAAAAGAAATAATCGAGATATTTCAAAACAGCGGGGAAGAAACAAAAAACTCCTAATCCTTGCCCAGATGATAAAAATTGATGAAAATGCGCTTATATGTGATTTGGCCGAGACTTATCATATATACAACTATAGACAATTGCCACCTTCAATGGTGGCCATTTTTGCTATAGGGCTTAGAGATGATTCAAGAATAAAAATGAAGTTGAGTGGCGCAAAGGTGCCGCCAGACATCTTGTTGCTTGCGGGAATTATTGACAGATTGAATCTGCTTTTATGGACAAAGACAAAAGATGCAGAAAAAGGATTGAATAGGCCTAAATCCATACTAAGTGATCTATACCACAAAGAAAACGATGTGAGCGCATTTGCATCTGGCAAGGAATTTGAAGCAGAAAGGCAAAGATTAATCAGACAAGCAGAAAGGAGGTAACTTTATGGCCACAGAATTAGGAAAAGCATATGTGCAGATAATGCCGTCAGCAAAGGGTATAAGCAAGGAAATAACAAAGACGCTTGATCCGGAGATGAAAACTGCAGGCGAAAGCGCAGGAAACAGCATAGTAAGCAGTATCAAAAAAGTAATTGTTGCGGCGGGCATCGGAAAAGCTATATCTATGGCAATAAGCGGAGGTGGAGCCCTGCAGCAGTCTATTGGTGGTATTGAAACCCTTTTTAAAGACCATGCAGATAGAGTTAAAAAATATGCAAGCGAAGCTTATAAAACAGTTGGCGTATCGGCGAATGAATATATGGAACAGGTTACCTCTTTTTCTGCTTCACTGCTCCAATCACTGGGAGGAGATACTGAAAAAGCTGCGGACAAAGCAAATATGGCCATGATTGACATGGCTGATAACGCCAATAAGATGGGCACCAGCATGCGTGATATACAAAACGCATATCAAGGATTTGCCAAGCAGAACTATACAATGCTGGACAACCTAAAGCTAGGTTATGGCGGTACTAAAAAGGAAATGGAACGATTATTAGCCGATGCGCAAAAGCTTACAGGCGTAAAATACGACATAGACAATTTGGCAGATGTGTATGAGGCTATCCATGTCATCCAAGAGGAACTCGGCATTACAGGAACAACAGCTAAAGAAGCAAGCGAAACTTTAACAGGCTCATTTAGTGCCTTAAAAGCAGCATTTAAAGACACGCTGGGTGCCATGGCGCTAGGTCAAGACATTGGCCCGATGCTTAAAAACTTGAGTAGTACATTAATCACATTTTTGCAGAACTTATTGCCTATGCTATCTAGCACCATAATGCAAATCCCACAAATAATTGTTTCAGTTGTAGCTGACGCTGGTCCAAGCTTTATACAATCCGGCATGCAGGCTATAAACGATTTACTAACGGGTTTAGGACAAGCTTTGCCAGAACTAATACCCGCTGCAGTTGAGGCTATATTAACACTAGTATCTACTTTTATAGAAAACCTCCCTATGCTGATACAAAGCGGGATGGAGTTAATAATCGGGCTGGCCGAGGGATTGATGAATGCAATACCGATTCTCATTGAGAAGATACCTGAGATAATTAACAGCATATTAATGGCGTTGACAGAGCAAGCCCCACTGATTATTAATGCTGGGGTGGAGTTGCTTACATCACTTGTTGCAGAATTACCGACCATCATTAACAACATAGTGGCCGTACTCCCATCTATAATAGAAAATATAATCAATACAATCGGCACTCTTGTACCATTAATTATTGACGCAGGCATAAAGTTATTAGTGGCATTAGTAGATAATTTACCAGCTATTATAAACGGCATAGTAGAAGCCATACCCAAAATAATAGATAGCATTATTAATGCACTTACTAATAGTATTCCGCTTATTATTGATGCTGGAATACGATTGCTTACTGCCCTGGTAGAAAATTTACCTATCATCATCAGCACGATAATAGAGGCTATACCCAAGATAATAGATAGTGTGATCAAGGCTGTAATCCAATGCATTCCATTAATCATTGATGCAGGGGTAAAACTACTAACTGCACTAGTAGAGAACTTGCCACTAATTATAACTACCATAGTAGCGGCATTACCCGAGATAATTCTTTCAATAATTAATGCCTTAATTGATAACATTCCACTAATCATTGAAGCTGGTGTTAAGTTGCTAACTTCCCTAATAACAAACTTACCAGAAATAATTATCGAGCTAGTAAAAGCTATGCCAAAAATAATAACTGAAATGGTAAAAGCACTAGGGGAAGGTGTCGTTGAATTCGCAAAAATAGGGCTTGATTTGATAAAAGGGCTATGGAATGGTATCAAAGATGCGGGCTCGTGGTTGAAAGATAAAATCAAAGGCTGGGCAAAAGGAATAGTCAACAGCGTGAAGGACTTTTTCGGGATAGGCTCTCCTTCAAGGTTGTTTGCTGATGAAGTCGGCAAATGGCTGCCCGCTGGACTAGCGGAAGGCATTGAGGATAATGTCAAGCCGGTTACTGCTGCAATGAAGGAACTTGCAAGCCTAACCACGGGAACAATAGAGTCTGAGATCAAAGTAAGATCCGTTGGTTTCGGCAGAGTTGAGCAAGGATCAAGCAGTAGAGATAGTATAATACAGAATATAGTAATCAATTCTCCGACACCGTTAAGTCCATCAGAAACAGCACGACAAATTAAAAATGCAAGTAGGCAATTAGCAATGGGGTGGTAAAATGGCAATCTTAAAATATATAAACAACAACAATAAATCTATTGAGCTGGGAAACGCTGCCCCATTTTTAGTTACTACAATAGATGGCTTGGGCAGTCCGCAGAATGAAATATATACACAGAAATCGCCTTATCAGGATGGTGTTACCGCTACACATTCATCACTAGGTCCAAGGAATATTGTGATAGAGGGTAAGATAATAGACAGCAATAGAGAAAATAGACAAGCATATAGATATAAACTGTTATCCATTTTTAATCCTAAATTGGACGGAAAACTTATTATTGATTTAGGGAGTGCGCAAAGGCAAATAGATTGCAAAGTCGAACAGGCGCCTTACTTCTCAAGCAATAGCGAACAAAACTATCAAAATTTCTCAATAAGCTTATTAGCCCCCAATCCATATTGGCAGGATATAAGCACAATTAAAGAAGAAGTTGCAATATGGAGAGGCGCTTTTGAGTTTCCTCTTGAATTGTTAGAGGAAGGCATTGAAATAGGCTTTAGAGAGTCAAGCCTGATTGTAAATGTATACAACGCTGGTGACGTAGCTTGTGGCATGAAAATCCAATTTAAGGCCCTTGCGACAGTAGTGAATCCGAGCTTGTTCAATGTAAATACCAGAGAACATCTGAAAATAAACAGAACCATGGAAGCCGGGGAAGTTATTACGGTGACGACACATTTTCAGAATAAACGGGTCGAACTAAATAAGAACGGCGTAATCTCAAACGCTTTTAACTGGATTGATCTACAAAGCACATTTTTGCAACTAGAACCAGGAGA